GCTTATTATGTCATTACATTTGTCTGCAGGTATGCAAGGATAAGTTTTTACATAATCTAGTAATAACCTAGGTATATTCATGTACTAGATCTCTCCTTTAAATATTTTTCATTATGTATCCAGCGATAACCTTTGTTTCTAATATGATCTACAAAACCCCATTCTTTCTTTTTTCGCCCCATAAAGAAAATGCTAGTGCAAGGTATTTCATTTCCTTTTTCATCTTTTTGTAATTCTAACCAGTGAAGATCATCTGCTTTTCTAAAACGAATGTGTCCTGGACCTCTCCATCTTCTAGTGCTACCTATAACTGATCCTGTTGTTTCATTAAATAATGGAATGTGTTCCCAATACCCACCTTTAATTATAATAGCACCCCAATCCCAAGGATGATCATGTAGTGTAGGTTCATCACTTACTAAAACTTTATGCACAGTAATATTGAATGGAAAGTTTTTTCTATCTTTTAAAAATACGTAGTACCGTATAAGATATGGAATCTTTCCTGTTCTATCAGTAATTACTCTACGTCTTCCGATACTTTCCATAAAATTAGAAAGGAATTTCATTGTCTTTCTCCACATTACTGTCGAAATCATCTTTTACAAGATCATAAAATGTTTTAAACTCTCTCCAACTTTTTGCAAGAGCAGGATAATGTTCACACATTCTTTCAATTTTATGTTGATCCAAAGATGTTGGCATTGAACCTACATCAAAAACCAAATTGTCTCCTGTTATATATGTAGGCTCAGCTAAAGAAGTATCATCTAGTGTAATTGTATAACTAGAATCACTGTGATCTGGATAGGTTACATCACCAATTGATATTGGTTCATTGTTAAGTGTTATTGTAAAAGTTTCTTCATCTTTTGCCATTTCATATTGCCTCATACAGTTTTTTGCCGGAAAAATATTCCTTGTTTAGTTTTGTAACTTGTTTTTCCAACGCAACTAAAAAGTCATCATAATGTTCCATGTACTCTACTACCTGGTTAACAACTTTGTCTCTATTGTTTCTGTAACTGTTAAAGTCGTCAGTCCATACACTAGGATATTTAAATTCTGGTAAAGCCATTTCAGAATAACTTAGTCTATCTGGAACCATTGGTAATGCTCCAACCAGAGCACCTTCGTACCAACTTATTCCTAGTGTTTCTTGTAGATTAGCACTAAACACTAGCTTTGCTTCGCCAAGTAAATTATGATATTCATTTTTATCAAGTTCTCTTTCTTGACATACAACAAATTCATATTGTGGCAGTCTTTCTTTAAGATCTAAAAATATATCTAATTGTTTTTCAGGAGCAATCCTGTGTGGAAACAAAATGAGATTTCTCTTCTGCATACCTTTATATGGACTTAATGTATCGTGCATATACTCCATAGGCCAACCTACACGGTTAAATTTTGAATCATTTTGAATATAACCATATGGCTCAAAAGCAAATGCTTTTTTAAACATATCTATATGAAAGTCTGTTGCAAAAAAATTATCATCATAAGTTTCAAACATGCTTTGCTCAGCATGTCTTACCCAAGGTTTGTCACCTATTAGTCGTCCCAAGAAATCGTGTGGATCATAACTACCAGCATGCCACAAACCGCCAATGCGAATGTCAATACCCAATAGCTCTGCCATGTAGCGTAATTGAATAACTGTAGGGTTCCAGGCATCAGTATAGAGGAAATAATCACCGTTTTGTATCTTGCCTTCACAAAAGAGTGTACCGATTTGAGCAAGTTGATTACTTTTGTATACATTAGTCCCACCGAAATTGAGAAAAGCCCCAGGCGTAGTAGCCTGAGGCGTATCTCCACCACTAATAACTACTACATCATTATTTGTAGACCTCTTCAGTTGCCGTGGAAGGTGTTCTTTCCACTGTTTAGTATAACGTGTGTCAACTGCTTCTATGTCTACAATGTATATAGTCATTAATGTACCTTTCTTCTCTTTTTCTTTTGGGTTCTGGACCAAGCCATATAGCTTTCCCAAATTCTATCACCTTTTTTGTAAAGGCTAGCTTCACGAAAGGGTTTACCTTCGTATCTACAATAATCTCTAAACGAGTCGAGATCGTCAAAAATTTTCCTAATCAAAGGATCTTTAATTGCCATTGTTCTTCCTTCTAGCAATATCATTGTGGTTTAGGGTAAAAAATCGAACAGCCATTTTCGCCGTCCTCGGCCACGTCAATTTCTACAAATCGGCCGGGGTATTTTGCAGAAATTTCATTGTACAAATCATCTGCAATCATTTCACATGATTTGTAATCTAACTCAAGTGTTCCTTCATATAAACTTTCTAACCAACGTTTAAATTGAATGAACTCGATATCCCTGTCATTGTGTGTGACCTGGATTCTTACTTTAAAATGAAAAATATGACGGTGTGGATAACCTAAAAAACTTACATCATATTCATCTCCAGTTGCAAGTGCTGGATCTTCAAGTGCCGCAGGATATTTATGGATACCTTCTTTACGGAAAGTTACCCAAATACTTCTTTCAGCATTTGTCATAACATTTTCCTGAGCAACTTTTGCATCTTCTTCTCTCATCATACGTAACATACCTTCATAGTATCTTTCATTGTTTGTATTAATATTAACTTCATTTGATGATTTTGTCAAGTCCATAATCCGTCCAATCTGTAAATTTATTTTTATCCATTAAATCATGCAAACTATGAGTCCAAATGCCTGGATTTGTTTTATTAAATCCTTTATCGTCTATTTTTAGCATAGTATTATAATTCCATTGTTCAATATACGGTAATGGAACCCGTATTTGTGGAATAAAATTATTGTATTCAGTTAGCCCACCTTCTAAAAATAGTTCAGCTGCATTCAATGGAATATCTAAACTGCATTTGTAACCTTCTTCAAGAAATGCTTTGATCATTATTTCCCATTCATTATAATAATCTGCATCGTGGTTTTGCGAAGCAGGATCAAAACTGTGATTAGCACCAAAGAATATATGATTCATGTCACTATGCACATGTTCTTTAATTTGTTCAATGCTTTGTAAGCCAACGACAAACAGTGTCTTCATACCATATGCAGGAGTTTTTTCAATCTCTGTGCCTATAAAATAAGTAATATCTTTTTTAGTGCCTTCTTTATATTTTCTTTCCATTTTGTACTTGATCCTTGGCTGCTAATTTTTCTTTTTTAAGATTAACAAGATGTTGTTTTGTTTGCCAGCTTCTGTCATAGTTGCGTTCTTTTTCTACTTGTTCAACTTTTGTATGAAAATATTCATGCATGTTTTGTAGTCTTTTTGCGTTCTTTGACTTTCTTCCTGTCGCCATTATACCTCCGTAAATAGGTTGTTAAAATGTGTATCAGCATTGGTAATTCTTTTTCCTGTATTACCTCTTGTGCCAATAATCGTATCCCAGTATCGGGAAAATTCTTCAATCACTGCTTCTGCTTCTTCTCTGTTGTCAGTTGCGAATACTGCTTCAACAACGTCTCTAAATAAAACCCTGTCAAAGTGCTCTTGTACAAGCATGTTCGGAATGACGCCATTGTCGTATTGTCTATTTGCTTCTTGTACTGCATTAATGTGCATCCATACGTTATGCCCCATCATAATAGCATATGAAAAGCTATCCCACGAGGTCTTTCCTTCTTTGCCAATCTTATTTAGATCACCTGGACCATATATGCAAATGTCTTTGGCTGTAAGTCCTGTTGTAATTGGTGAATCCATAAAGCTATGGTGTTTTCCTTCTCTTACAAAAGCAGATGCAAAAGAAGAAGTATCATTGGCAAGTGCTTTATCATCTATACTTGGAACCATTCGATAAACCCATTTTGATCTATCTTGTGTTTCAAGTTGACAATAAATTTGTCCATTAGCAGTTGCAAGAAACGGACTAGCACAATCAAATGTAATAGTAAAGTTTTCGTTGTGATATTTGCGAACTGCTCTTTGTATATCTGTTAATAGTACAGCCCATTCTAATTTACTTGTACCAAGAAAATGCATAACATCATGTATGCCTTTTTCTAGTAAACCGTCAAATCTTAAGGCAACTAATCTTTTCAAAACAAGATGGATATCACACATATTTTGTCCACCCATTGCCCAACCATTGAAATGATCTGTGTATTTTTTAGGATCACAGTAATCTTTCATTTGATTATACCAGTCATCGGCATCAGCATGGTTTTCACCTTGTAGTACATTTAAAAATTTACATGCACCTGTGCGATGTTTCATCCAATAATCATTGTTAATACGTGTAGCATTAACCGCTTCTTGATAACTTGTTATTCCTGTTGCTTTTTGTCCTGCAGGAGAACGTGATACCCAAGCTGGAATATCAAGTATCATACCGTAATCCATATACTCGTCCATCCACTTTAACACACCATCACGTTTTTTGTGTGCTTTAGGACAATTAGGATCTTTCCAATCACCTTCCCAAACACCTTTACCAATCTGGAAGCCTCCTGAATCACCAAGTATCCAGCTGTTGTTACGATCTCTATTACGCACCATATCTTCTTTAGGTGCATCCTTATTGATATCTAATTCAGCATGACCTGCGGAATATAGTGTCCACTTGTATTGAAACTGTCCTTCTTTTTGATTGATGTAATTAAGACTTTCAACACCATTTTTTAAGTTGCTTGGAATACGACTAGTTTCTACATATTCATCAAATCTCTGTTTGCCTACATATGTAGCGTAAAATCCACTTAGTGCTGGAAGAAAACGTGCATAATCTTTTTGTTCATTTGTTAAATTTGTTTTCATTAAAATCCCCAATCATATCTCCAAGGATACATTGTATAACCTAACGGTGCGAATACTAATTCTTCTATTAATACAATCATAGAAAGACAGAAAATTATTTGTATCCATCTTGGTGCTCGCTGTAACCAACCTATTGGTATTTGGAATAACCATTCATAAAATTGTGTAACCTTCTCCCAGAATCGTTCACCAATATTATATGGTGGGGCCTTCCATAATACAATAACAAATAACAACCACCATACCCATATTGGATGTTCTTCGCTAACCCCATATCCAAACATGAACGGCAATATCATTGCAGTCATGTAAAGACCAATATATTTTCTTAAATGTTCAAACACTACTTGCTCTGTGCTGGCAGAATGTAATCATATTTTGCCATACCACTGTCTACTGAAATCATCATAGCACCTTGATCAGAAATACTCATTTTAATATCACCGTCTAAATTCAAGATACTCTGTACTTGTGCTACAGGCCAAGCCCATGTATGAGCAAGTGTGCCTTCTACATTATGTTCAAAAACAAATTCACCAGCATGTGTATTAACATCACCAAATGCAAATACAAGATTACCGTCTTTAGCTGATACATTAAAGGTTGGCTCTTCTGAATGTGCCGCACTCATAAGTTTCATACGTGCAATACTAGCAACACTAGGCGCAAATTCTACTTGCCATTGAGCACCTTTAAACTTTACAGTTTTAAGTTTTTCTTCAATAATTGCTTGATTCATAAAGCGATAATCATTTTGGAAGTCGCCAGCCGCATTTTCAAAGTGAATGTGTGTTGGAACAGTTTCACCATTTCTTTCTGCCTTTACTACATCAATTTTAGCATTGTCTTTGTATTCAGGATTTTTCAAATGCAAACTAAGTTTGTCTAAGTTAGGCATTCCAAACGTACCTTCAAATTCACCTACTGGTGAATGTGTTTCAGCAGATAAGATTACGCTTCTATCTTCTGCCATACTATCGATTGTAGTACCTTCGTCATTGCTTACTTTTACAAGGCTAAGGAAGCCTAGTGCATGAGTGTGTGCTACAATATCTTGCAAGATGTCTTTCATTTTATTCTCCTATTGTTTATATTATAAGTTATCGTTGGTTGTTTGTCAAGTGTTAAATTCATTTAATTTTATCCCAAATCCATTCATGTCCATAAAACATAACACTACCTGCCGGTATACTAGCTAAAGATAATCCAAAAGTATACCACAAGTCTCCACCTGTTACTAAAGCATAGCTCATAAACCATCCCAATCCTAATAATTGCCAACTACAGGTTTTGATTATACGTCTATACTTCATTCGCAAATCCTTTTTCTAAGATCGGAAGAACTAAATCTGTGATCTCGTCTATTAAAGTAAAGGTCAATACCTAATCTTGCACAGATGTCTTTGCCTGTGAAATCCTTATCTTTATATTCTTCTCCTATAATTCGTACATCAACTTGGTACATTTCTAATATATCTTCAATATCTTTTTCTGTTGTGTACGGAATAATTTCATCTACATATTTTACAGCCTTTAGCTGTGTATATCTTTCTACAATAGTTTGTACGGGTTGATTTTTTTCTGGCCTATCTATAGTAGGATCTAATTGTAATCCAGCAACAAGATAATCGCATTGTTCTTTTGATTCACGAAGCATAGCTACATGTCCTGCATGTAACAAATCAAATGCACTAAAAGTTATTCCCACCTTCATTTTACTATTCCTTGTCTTTTCAAATCTTTTAATATACTGAATGTTTCCTTCCAATCAGTTACGTGATAACAATTATGTGGACCTTTTCTTTTTTCTAGTGCCTTTTTCAGAGGATAATCATTGCCGTTATTATCCATTCTATCTCCAAAAAAATGAATATGATCTTGTGGGTGAAAGTCTCTTAGTATTTGCCCTTTATCTGCACCAACAGGGTATATATCAATACCAGTTTCTCCCCCTACTACAGCTTCAATGCTAGGAAATTGTTTTTTAAATTTTTTTGCAATACCATTTCTTTCGTTATTCTCGTTGTCCCATTCCACATACAACTTTCTCTCACCCATTGTAGCATTTCTACCTACTACACTAAAATTAACCATTCCTGGTCGATCTTCAATATGCAATCCTGTCCTTAAAGGAAAGTCACTATCTGCAAGTTCCTGTTCGAGCCATTCTCTTGCTGGTACTGGCAGTTTCCATTCATTTCTAAACACATTTTCATTACCAGTATAAACATCACTTCCACTACAATTATACACTTTTTTAGCAAAACTATAAATTTCATCTCCTACTTGTTCAATAGTTTTATCTTTGTCACTGCCTGTAACAAGATACACAAAATTATAAGCAGAAAAATTAGTAAAAAATACACCAAAATCTATGTCAATTTTTCCTCTACTAGGTGTAAGTGTTCCGTCTACATCAAATATGAATCTATGTACGTTAATCCAAGACATAAATTATTCTCCAAAATCAAATAAACTGTTAAATGTGTTGTGTTGTTTAGTATCTTCAATATTGTATTTTAACACACCAATCAAATTGTCTAGTTTGTTATCAATAATTGTTGATTCCATAGCTTCATCATCGAATGGTAACTCTTTAAACCATTCAGGCAGATGTAATTCATCAGTTGGATATGCAACACTTGTGTAACCTAGTGGGTTTTGTTTTAGTTTACAAACAATAACTTTCATTCCGTCTACAATTTCCTGCGAATATTTGTCACCGTTCATACGTTTCAGTGTGTTCCAGTTAATGCTTGCTCTAACATGTCCAGGCATGTTTGCTTTGCCTTGCTTTTCTTCAAGACGCTGATAGTGTCCAATCTTATTAGCACGTTTAGGCGAACCTTTTTCAAACCCCGGACGCAATTTAAAGTCTTTTCTAAACTCTGTAATACGATCAAGCACGGCTTTTTCGTTTGCATCAGTTAGTACCATTAGCAGAAGTTCGCTCAAAAACTCTTGCATGAATACAGGAGTATCTGATCTACGCAAATCAAGCCCCATTGCTTTTACTTTTCCCGGCTTACCATCTACATCACTTCTAAATCCTTCAACGTCATATACCAATGCCGCATATCTTTTCTTTGTAATGTACAGTCCGCTTTCAGCAACAATCTCTCTTGCTGCGGCAATAACACCTGAACGTGTTTTAGGACAATGAAATGCTTCTAACATGAATTCAGGAAACGTTTCATTGGCTGCTTCGCAAACTTGGTCATATAATTTAATTACATTATCCTTATCCCAAGGAATTTCTCCCTTGTCAATCTGTTCTTTCAACACAGGATAACCACTAAAGTAACAAGAATCAGTATCACCATAAATCATTGCATCGCCAACATGGTCATATTTGCCAGTGATAACCTTGTTTACTTCTGCACTCATGTGTTTAACAATAGTACGACCTGTAAGTGTAGTTGACTGTCCGATACGTTTATCAAAAAATCTACAACCAGGATTAAGAATAGCACCGTACAAACTGTTTAGATTAATCTTTTTAACAAGTTGCCGCTTATCCCAATATTCGATTTCAGTGCTGTTACCGGCGTCTTTCGCTTTTTTAAGCATGCCTTGTAATTCTTTACGTTCCGAATACCAGCGTTTAAGTAGTCCCGGAATAACACCTTCAAATTCTGTTGTGAATATAGTTCCATTTGAGCTTAACATCCACGGCATGTTACTGTCAAAAATTAATTTGTATATTTCAGCACCGCTCATTACTCTTGTTTCACTATTTTCAAAGTCAACAGTAAGTGCAACGTCTTTTCTTTGCTCCATAACTGCTTCGTATTCTTCTGTAGCAAAGCGTCCTTCCCATGAGCCTGCAAAAGATTTTTTCTTTAGTGTGATATCTTCATGTACTCTGGATTCTGATATCTCAGGACGTATTTGCCCAACAATAGTTTCAGGAGCCATGTTCAACGCACGAATCACACTAGGATACAGACTGTTTAAGTCCATTGAACCAATCCATTTGTGCAGTCCTTTTTTAGGAAACGCAACATAAGCACCAGCGGCTTGTGTGTTTTCGTCATCACGTTTAGGTCTATTAGGTACTTGTAGGCCTCGATTGTGTGCTTCATTTACAATCGCTTGTTCTGTCACTGCTACTGCACCCATTGTGGTCTGTAGCAAAACAGTGTTTGCATGAGCAAGTTCGTTACTTAGATCAATGAATCTTAGTTTTTTGTCCAGCTTGTCCAGTAGTGCGGTATCTTGTATGTTGTATTCAATGAATTTTCTAAAATCATTATTGTACAATTGGTCCAAAGTGCCTTCATAAGGGACTTTATTTTCACCAACTTCGATTTCACCAATGGCATCAAGTCTATATGTGTGTCTTTCTTCATATGTATATTTACGATATAATTCTAAACTATCTAAATGCACTCTACCTACTAGGTCATAGGTTTCAGCTGATTTACCATACTTTTCATATTCACGTTTACGTGGCAGTTGTCCCCATAAACAAAAACGTCTAGTATCATCTTTACTTAGCACACGACTTGTTCTGTTTACTGTGTACGGAATATCATAACCTTCACTGTTCCAACCTGACAATATGTCTGCGTCTTCAATTAATGTAAGAAAAGTGTCTATCATTTTTCCTTCATCATCAAATAGCATTACATTGTCAATGCCTTCTAATGTTTTCTTAGCTTCTTCCATTGTCAATGTTTTAGGAGGAACTGCCAAACAAACCATAGTTTCCATCCATTGCAAATAAACTGCAATAGAAGTAATTGGCATGAATGGATCGCTTGGGTCAGCAAATCCACGTTCTGGATCAAAGTCAGTCTCAATATCAAAAAATGCAATATTCAGTTTAGGTGCATCTTGATTGAGATAATTCTCACTAAGACATTGGAAAATTGGATTAATATCACTTTCAAATAAATTTTTATTTTTGTTTATAGCAACTTCTTTACGAAAGTCTTTCGTATTTTTACATACAATACGTGTTAGAGGATCTCCATAGATGCTTTTATATTTGCCTCTAGGGTCTTCATAATAAAAAGTATATTTTGCTTGATATTCATGGAAATGTCTTTTACCGTCTTTGCGTTCTACTACGCGAATGATGTCTTGATCACGGTCAAAGACTGCGTCTACGTAACTCATTTATTCTCCTCGTTGCTTATGGCCAACTTAACCTTCTTCATGCCCGCCAATTGGCATTGGGCGTATATTGTATATATCTATTTGTCTTTGCCTACTGTTGCAACAAGAGTTTCTAGATCTTCAAACTCATCTGCAACTTTATGCCAGTCGCCTTTTTGTGCAATTTTAATAGCTTTGTTAATAAGTGCAGGCTTCATATTAAGTTCTTCTGCTACTGCTTTTACAGTTTCTTTTAAGCCTTCCTGAAGATCTGTAACTTCTTGTAATACAGTTACACCTTCATTAACAAGCCTTTCAAGTTTTGCCTTTTCTTCTACGCCGTATACTCTATCGCTCATAATTACTCCTAATGTTTCTAATAATTATATACTAATCTTTTGCCTTTGTCAAGAACTTTTTAGTGTATGCTTCTTCAAACCCATCTTCATGATACACCATTTCGTGGTTACCCCAAGCTCTGCGGAAGTACCCTTCATAACAATCTCTTGCTGTTTTTTCGGTGACTTCTAAGTGACCTTTGATATTCCAAAACATTTTGTATACTTCTTTATGATTTGGATTGGGCATCTTCTTCATCTAATGTTTTGTATTGCCACTCATCAGTATGCCCTACTGACCATTTTGGTGTATTTTCTACAGTGTAATTCTGTGTGCAAACTTTGAAGTCCGGCATTTTTCTATCCGGATGTACTAGACTTTGATCTGTGAAAATTACTCTATTATTTGGTTGTGCTGCAAATTGTCCGTTGTCTAGTTTTATTATGTTGAAAGATTTGTGTTCTGGATCGTGTTCTGAAAAATTTGAATCTATTATACTTTTATCTCTATGTGCGTTGT